CCCACAACAACCGCAAATAATATAACAACTAAAAATCCAGGGGGGTATGGTTCAGATGGTACAGGAATGGGGGCAAATGCTAACAGTATTCCATCGGGTGCTGCTTATACTACTACCTCTCCAGCACAAACAGCAGTCTCTTTATATATAACTATATCAGGAACAGAAGCATTTGATGCGACCTCCTGCTGGTCTAGTACGGAGTTTGATGGTACCACTGCTTGGATCCAGAGTTTCACCAATGGCGCCCAGGGCTACAACGTTAAGTCTAATGCGTGCTATGTTCGTGCCGTCAGGAGATTAGTTATTTAATCATTTAATTATTTAAAGGAATACTACATTATGGCACAATATAAGCATCTTCCAGTTTATAAGACTACATATGAACTTCTTAAATTGGTTACAGAAAAGACCAAACATTTCCCTAAAGATTTTAAATATTCTTTAGGAGATAAGATACGCAATGAAGTCATTGAATTGGTGGTGTTTATATATAAAGCAAACTCTGCATTTGATAAAAAGTTGCATTTGGTACAGATTATTGAAAGATTACAGGTTATTGAATTATTGCTTTTATTATGTAAAGATATACATATTATTAATGTAAAGGGATATTCAGATTTGGCAGTCTTGACTGACTCAATTGGGAGGCAGGTTCAGGGTTGGATAGGAACACAAAGAGGGCAGAATGTTGAGTGATAAGTCATTTAATAGAGAACCATTAATCTCGGACTTCACCCGTTGATAATGTCAACGAAAGGGCGAGAGCCAGTCGTATCATGGAGTATTCTTTGATATGTCGTGTGAGAGTGAAGTCTTGCGTTACTGCGACCTACTACTGGTCTAGTACGGAGTTTACTGCTACCAATGCTTGGAACCAGAATTTCAACAATGGCAACCAGAACAACAACAATAAGACTAATGCGAACTATGTTCGTGCCGTCAGGAGATTATATCTTGTGTGATTTAACCGAATCTGAAGCATTTCAAGCGTATTTTGATTGTAGAAAGGGTAAGAAAAACACTTTAAGTGTTCAAAAGTTTGAAGAACATCTTAATAGAAATGTGATGGATTTATATTATGATTTAATTAATAATACATATGAACCTGGAATGTCTATTTGTTTTGTTGTTACTAAACCAAAAGCAAGAGAAATTTGGGCTGCTAGTTTTAGGGATAGAATAGTTCATCATATTCTTTATAATAGATATTCAGATCAATTTCATAAATCTTTTATTCACGATAGTTATGCTTGCATCCCAAATAAGGGGACATTAAAAGCGTCTATTAAAGTACAAAAAAATATTAGATCAGTAACTAAAAATCATACTCAACAAGCATCATTTCTTAAAGCTGATATAGTAAATTTCTTTGTATCTATTAATAAGAATATTTTAGAAGAAATATTAAGCAAAAAGATCACAGATCCTTGGTGGTTTAATTTAACTAAGATAATTCTCCATAATGATCCAACTAAAAATTGTTTTATTAAAAGTAATGAAGAATTATTAAATAAAGTTCCAAAACACAAAAGTTTATTCAATGCTAAAAAAGGATTCGGATTGCCAATAGGGAATTTATCTAGTCAATTCTTTGCCAATGTTTATCTTAATGAATTAGACCAATATATCAAGCATGAGTTGAAGGTAAAATATTACATACGATATGTAGATGATATTTTATTAATGGGTGAATCAGGAAAAGACCTTGAATGGATTTATCGAAAAATAGAAATATACACTTTCAATAAATTAGGATTAGATTTCCATCCAAATAAATTAGAAATAAATACTGTAGATATGGGTATTAATTTTGTTGGATATATAATAAAGCCATTTTGTAAGTATATAAGAAGGACGACTATTGAAAATTTACATAGTAAACTCTGTAGTAATAATCTTAAACAAGTTGTCAATAGTTACTTTGGAATGTTAATTCATTGTAATCAATTTAAAGAAAGAGTTCATATCAAATCATTATTAAATGTAAGATTTGATAAAAATTTAACAAAAATTATAGGAATTTAAAATATGTATATTTGTGTAACACATGTAGATGCAATAACAAAATTACCAGTAGAAATGGCACCATTATCTAATGGTCCAACATTTCCAGAAATAAAAGGTTTAAAAATTCTTTGGTGGAATCAATCCGAATGGCCTACAGATAAACCTTTATTCTATGGCACATGTGATGACGATGCGGATTTAGATATATTAGGTGTAATTGGTTCGTTGACAGAAGATGAATTTAAGACTAAAAGGGAATCAGAAAGAGAATTGCAATCATATAATGCTAGAAATGAAAGAAATGCTAGGATTTTCTTAGCACAAAATGAATTAAATAAAGCGTTAAGATTAGAAAGAATGGGTTTACCACATACCGATATTGCTATAATTGATACTTATATACAAGCATTAGCCGATGTACCTTCACAAGAGGGGTTTCCATTTGAAATTATATGGCCTACTCTTGACGAAATTATTGTATAAATACTATCAGTATTAAACAGTAGAATAATAAACATGAGTCTATTATTCAATAAATAATAGGAATATACATTATGGCTTTTAAATTTAACCTATATCTAGATCAAGGAAGTGATTATATAATAGAAATGGGATTATTAGATGATTTAGGTAATGAGATTAATATTACAGATTTTCAATTATATGCCCAATTTAGAAAGGGTTATGGTTCAAAAAAGTCTTATAATTTTAAAACCACGGAAATTGATGCACCTACAGGGACTATTAGTTTAGAATATTCCGCTGTGGAATCATCTTTATTAACACCTGGATCATATGTATATGATGTAGTATTATACAATCCAACATCGTCTTATACTTTAAGAGTAGTTGAGGGTGAATTAATAGTAACACCGGGTGTTACTATTATATGAAAGTAGTAATCAATAGACCTCCAAAAGTTATAGCAAAAGTACTTGGACTTGGTGGTTCTATTGTTGTAAATAAAGTTACAATTCCATCACAAATTGTAGAAGTTCCTGCTTTATTTGCATCAGGGGTTATTCAATTTATATTTGACACCCCAGCATTAGAATGGATTATAACTCATAATAAGAATACAACTAAATTTGTAGAAACTATTATGTCCAAGGATGGAAATAAATTATATTGTAATGTGAAAATAATAGATTTGAATTCATTCACTATATTTTTTACATCTGCCACATCCGGTTATGTAAATGTGGCTTTTTAAATATTAATACACAACTTGAGTATTAATAAAAATATATCATGATAAACAAATATATCAATTCACTATAGAGAGTAATAAATGTCTAATTTTCCAATTTTTCACGGTATTTCGTTAGCAAATAATGCATGGATTGAAAACTTAAATGTAGAGCGTTTGGCTTCTGATCCAATCCCAGTTCAACCAGGCAGAATTTGGTTTAACTCAACTGATAAAAAAGTAAAATTCTCAACCTTAGATGCAAATGGTGCTATTGTTGTTTATCCGTTTGCTATTCCCCAAGATCTTTCTGATGTTTTAGCATCTGCTGAAGCCTATTCAGATCAAAAAATTGCAGACTTGGTTGATGCTGCACCTGATCTCCTAAACACTTTAAAAGAATTGGCTTCTGCTATTGGTAGCGATGCAAATTTTGCTACTACTGTTGCTAATCAAATTGCTGCTGCTAAAGCCGTTGTTGATGCTGAAGTTGTAGTCGTTACAGGCTTATTGTCTGATGAAACTGCTCGTGCAATTGCTGCTGAAGGTGTTTTAACTACTGCTGTTGGTACAGAAACTAGCCGTGCTCAAGCCGCCGAAGCAGTACTTGATGGTCGTGACACAGTTTTAGAAACTCGTGCTACTACTCTAGAATCTGGCTTGGCTCAAGAAGTTCTTGATCGTATTGCTGGTGATAGTAATCTTGGTGGTCGTGTTACCGTTGAAACTGCTCGTGCTGTTGCTGCCGAAGGAGTTTTAACTACTGCTGTTTCTACTGAAGTTAGTCGTGCTCAAAGTGCAGAATCTGATTTGTCTTATGCTATTTCGGATGAAGCCGCTACTGCTCGTGCTGCTGAAACTGCTGGCACTAATGCTACTTTGGCTGAAGTTGCTCGTGCTACTGCTGCTGAATTGTTGCTTACTAACAATTTGTCCTCAGAATCTGCTGCTCGTGTATCTGGTGACCTTACTAATTCACAAGCATTGTCTGCTGAAGTTACTCGTGCAACTGGTGTTGAAGCATCTTTAAGCACTGCTATTGCTACTGAAGCAACTACTGCTCGTGCTGCTGAAGGCGTTCTGACTGCGGCGGTTTCTAGTGAAGCATCAACTGCTCGTGCGGCTGAAGGTGTTTTAACTGCTGCGGTTTCTGCTGAAGTTACTCGTGCAACTGGTGCTGAAGGTGTTTTGACTACCGCTGTTTCTGCCGAAGTCACTCGTGCTACTGGTGCTGAAGGTGTTTTAACTGCTGCTGTTAGTACAGAACTTGCTCGTGCTACTGCTGCTGAAGATGTATTGACTACTGCTGTTGCTGCGGAAGCCACTGCTGCACGTAATGCTGAAGGTACTTTAACGGCTTCTATTGCTGGTGAAGTTATTCGTGCAACTGGTGCAGAATCTGCATTGGGTGTTCGTATTGACAATGTATTGAACAATGTTGATCCTGCTGCTCTTGATAGTATTTCTGAATTGTTGTCACATTTCAACACTGCAGATACAGACATTCTTGCTTCAATCGCTTCTTTGACTGGTGCTTCTACTACTTCATTAAATGCTGAAATCACTCGTGCAACTGGCGTTGAAGCCGATCTTAGTGCTGCTATTATTGCAGAAGCAACTACTGCTCGTGCTGCTGAAGGTGTTTTAACTACTGCTGTTTCTAGTGAAGCATCTACTGCTCGTGCTGCCGAAGTTGTATTGACTACTGCTGTTTCTAGTGAAGCAACCACCGCTCGTGCCGCTGAAGGCGTTTTAACTGCCGCTGTTAGTGTTGAAGTTACTCGTGCTACTGCTGCTGAAGGTGTTTTAACTACTAATTTGTCAACTGAAGTTGCTGACAGAATTGCTGGCGATTCTGCATTAGATAGTCGTGTAACTACTGTTGAAGGTCAAGTAAATGGTAAAATCGGTAATCTTGCTGATTTAACTACTATCTCTAAATCAACAATTGTTTCTGCTATTGATGAATTGGTTGCTAAAGATGTTGCCACTGATTTGGCTTTATCTCAAGAAGTTGCTCGTGCAATTGCTGCTGAATTGGCTGTTGCTGCTGCTGCATCTACTGATGCTACTAGCAAATCTGATTCTGCTCAAACTGCTGCTCAAGTATATGCTGATGGTATTGTTGCTACTGAAGCAACTGCACGTACTACTGCAGATGGTGTACTTCAAGTTGCTATTGATGCTGAAGCAACTCGTGCTACTGCTGCTGAATTAGTATTAACTACTGCTATTGCTACTGAAGCAACTACTGCTCGTGCGGCTGAATTGATATTGACTAATGCTGTTAGTGCTGAAGCCGCTGCTCGTGCTGTTGCTGATACTACAATCCGTAGTGATTATAATGCTACTAACTTCACATTCCAAGCAGGTGTTGCTGCTACTACTCATGTTATTGCACATAACTTGGCTGCAAACTTTGTTACTTTTACTGTGTTAATTCAACGTGCTGATGGTTCTTATAGAAATGACATCGTTTCTGTAGAAGAAGTTGATACTAATACTTTGAAAGTATATTTGGCTGAGGCCTCAATCATCAAAGTTGCTGTACAATCATTAGGTAATATCTAATATTGTAATTTGATGTAATTTAGAGGGTGAGTAATCGCCCTCTTTTTTTTAATCACAACTAAGATGATATATTATGAAACTAATGCCTAATATTTGGTTAGACACATTAACCACCTTCAATGATTCTCTAGAACAAATAGAATTATGTTTACATGTATTAAAAGAAAATGCAAAGGATGCTGATTTCCTTGATAGTAATGTTAAAACATATTATTCTAGTGATATAATTTATATGAAACAATTGTTTGAAAAAGCAGAATCGTTATCTAGGAGTAAATAATGTCTACAAATCATAATTTACAAATATATGGGTGGCTAGAAAAAATTCAAGCAAATATAGAAAAATTTAAACAGAGACTTGATATTAGCGACGAAGATAGGATTGAATTTATTACCCATCAATACCATCTCGTTATGATAATATATAGAGCCTTGAATGGACAAGTTATATTTGTTGGAGCAAAACCTATTCTATAACTAAAGGAAACATACATGTCAAATATTAAAGTTTTGGGTGATTTAGAATTAGCTGGGGCTTTAAGTTTCAGTAAAAACTTTTCTGATTTCCCCGAGAACCCATCCCCGAGAACAATTGTTGTAAAAGACGGTGTACCATACATATATACAGAAATAGCCAATGGGTCTGGATTTTTTTCTTGGCAGCCAATTGGTGTAAAACAAGCATCTCATTTGCATACACAAGGGGTTGCTAGTACCGTTTGGATTATAACCCACAATTTCAATTCCAACGACTTTGCATACTTCGTATATGATGAAAATCACCACCTTATAATTGCTAATTTAGAAATTATTAATTCTAATTCATGCAGAATTTTATTTACATCTGCTATGATTGGTACAGCAGTTTTATTCTCTCTGCAGTATCTTAATTCAACCACACTTTCTGCCACACAACAATTAAATATTGGCAATATTAGTTTAACAGATAATTCTGGAGTTCTTTCTGTCAATAATAATGATATTGCTTTTATGGCAAATGTTACTGCTGAAAGTATTGCAAGAACTTCTGCCGATTTAGTATTAGATACCAAAATTAATAATATCATTAGTAATACAGATCCAATAGCATTAAATAGTTTAACAGAATTGGTTGCTGCTTTTCAAGCATCCGAAGGCTCGTTATCTACTTCTATTGCAGCATTATCTACATCTGCTGTTTCTGATCTTGCTAGTGAAATTACTAGAGCAACTACGGCGGAATCCGTTTTAGAAAATTCTATAACAATGTTAGATTCCTCTCTAGCAACTGTTGCTAAAACTGGATCTTATAGTGATTTAATAGATACTCCAGTTATTGCTATCACTGCAGCACAGTGGTCTATAAATCATACTATTGTTGATGGCACTCGCTATTTGATAAATGATGTCGTTTATGACAATGGCAATATCTATAAAGCATTATATGAAAATGAAAGTATCCCAACATCAAATACATTATATTGGCAATTAATTGGAACTGGAAGTAGAATTAATATTGATGGTAGAGATATTCTAAATATACAATTTCCGGAATTAAAGAATAAACCAAGTACATTATCTGGCTATGGTATTACAGATGGATCTTCTATATCTGCTACTACTTCCGCAATTGGTATAGAAACTGCAAACAGAATTGCTGCTGTAACCAATGAATCAAATCGTGCTATTGCTGCTGAAACCCAATTAGATGTTATCCATTCAACAGATATATCAAACGCTTTAATAATTGTAAATACTAAATCTCCTATTGCATCACCAACTTTCACTGGAACTGTTTCTGGTATTGATAAGGTAATGGTAGGATTAGGCAATGTAGATAATACATCAGATATCTCTAAACCAATATCAACTCCTGTACAAACGATACTAGATATTAAATCAGATAAAACATATGTTGATAGTCAAGACTTGTTGAAAGCAAACTCAATTGATGTTGCCAATTCTTTAGTATTGAAAGCAGATAAATCATATGTAGACTATGAATTATCAATACTATCAACATCAGGCTCTTTAACTAAAGATTTTTCTGTGAAAGGATTATCTATTGCTGGTGATATTCTACCTTCTATATCAGGTATTTCTAATATTGGATCACCAACTGATAAATTTAATTCTATATACACCAAAGAATTACATTTAGATGCTAATACGCTTTATATTGATGGTGTACCTGTTATTGGTTCTTCTGCTAATACGATTCAAATCACTGCAGATAATAATCAAGGAATGAGAATTGCAACTACTGGAACTGGTCAATTAACTCTTGATTCACAAACATCCACTACTATACAAACAAATGGTACAAATGCGGATGTAGTTTTTCAAGCAATAGGTTCTGGATCATTGGCTAGAATATCTTCTGACACTCAAGTTGTACTTACTTCACCATCTATCAATATCCAAGGCAATCAAAGTGTTTCTGGGTCATTAACTGTTGCTGGAAATTTAACAGTATCTGGAACTACTACTGCTATTAGTACAGCAAATCTCACAGTTCAAGATAATATCATCACTGTAAATAAAGGAGAGATAGGTTCTGGAGTATCATTAAGATATGCCGGTATTGAAGTTGATCGTGGTGATTTGGCTAGAGTGCGATTAATATTTGATGAAACATTGGGTAAATGGATTGCGGGACAAACAGGACAAGAATTCGCCCTTGCTACTGAAGTATTTGTATCTTCTGCATTATCTGCTACTGCAACTGCATCAAACCTTTCTGCATTATCTACTATAGTTTCTAATGAAATTACTAGAGCAACTGCGGCAGAAGCATTAAAAATAAATGCTTCTGAAGTTAATAATTCTTTATTGTTAAAAGCAGATAAAACGTATGTAGATCTACAAAATTCCTTAAAATCTGATCAATTAACAACTTATACAAAATCCCAAGTAGATACTGCTATATCTTCAGCCACACCTAATTTTTCAGTGATAATTGGAAAACCCTCTACACTTATTGGGTATGGTATTACAGATGCAATGACTAATATAGATATCACTTCTTCTATTGGTGTTGAAACTTCTAGGGCAACTACTGCTGAAAATGTTTTAACTACAAATTTAACTTCTGAAATATCTAATAGATCTACGGCTATTACTACTGAAATAAGTTCAAGAAATGCGGCAATTGCTGTTGAAACTTCTAGAGCATCAGGTATTGAAAGTGTTTTAACTACAAATTTAGCATCTGAAATATCTAGAGCAATAACTGCTGAATCATTATTAGCAACTAAAGAGACCACTTATACTAAAACTGAAGTAGATAATGCTATTGCTGCTGCCATTGCAGCATTTTCTGAGTCTTTATACGTTTAATTTTTCATGGTGGATAACTAAAAATTATCCACCCACCTCTTATTTGGAGCATAAAAATGACTACAACAATAGTAACAAGAGCATCTAAAGGCGGTCGTCTATCTTTCACTGACATGGACAACAACCTATTAAATTTAAAAACAACTGCGGATGCAGCAGCACCACAAATAATAACTTACACTAAATTGGAAGTAGATACTGCCATAGGCATTGAAACTACTAGAGCAATTGCTACTGAAACGCTGAAAGCACCATTGACTTCTCCAACTTTCACTGGAACTGTTTCTGGTATTGATAAAGTAATGGTGGGATTAGGTAATGTTGATAATACTACTGATTTATTAAAACCCATCAGTACAGCAACACAAACAGCATTAGATTTGAAGGCGGTACAATCAACAACTTATACTAAAACTGAAACAGACACTAGAATTCAATCTATTGTTGGTGCTGCTCCTATTGCCTTAGATACTTTAGTTGAAATTGCTGCTCAATTGGCAAGTGATGAATCCGCTGCTGCTGCTTTGGTAACAACTGTTTCGACAAAGGTAGACAAGGTAGCTGGTAAAGGCTTATCAACAGAAGATTATACTACTATTGAAAAGACTAAATTATCGACTATTAGTGGATCTAATACTGGTGATCAAGTTATACCAACTGCCTTGCCAGCTAGTGATGTATCGCCTTGGGCTAAGGCAACAACTAAACCTAATTATACAGCTACAGAGGTGGGTTTAGGTAATCTTGATAATACTACTGATTTATTAAAACCCATCAGTACTGCCACACAAACCGCTTTAAATTTAAAATCCAATATCATTACAGTATCTGATGATACTACATCAAATGCAACCAGATATTTATATTTTGGTGGATCTACAACAGGAAATGTTACTGCGGTATCTACATCCTCAACTAATCTACAGTATAACCCTAGTTCTGGTACAGTATCTGCTACTAATTTTTCCTCTACTTCAGATAAGACTTTAAAAAATAATATCAAAACAATTTCTAATAGTGAGGAAATTATTTCTAAAATCAATCCAGTAGAATTTACATGGAAGAAAACTGGAACTAAATCTTACGGCGTTATTGCCCAAGAACTAGAAGATATTTTGCCTGAATTGATTCACACTAATAATGAAGGTGTTAAATCTGTTGAATATTCGGCTCTTATTGGGTTTTTACTAGCTTCTAATAAAGAATTATTAACAAGAGTTTCTGTTCTAGAAATGAAATAACTGTATTAAAAAAAAGGCTCTAGATATTGAAGTCTAGAGCCTTTCGACTATTCTTAATCTTCAAGTTGTTTATATTGGTTATAAAGTCCCCATCGGATCAAGTTAATTTTTAAATATCTAATCTCCTGACGGCACGAACATAGTACGCAATAGACTTATAGTGGTTGTACTGGGTGCCATTGCTGAAATTCTGGGTCCCAGCAATGGTAACAGTAAACTCCGCACTAGACCAGTAGTAGGTCGCAGCAAATTCTTTTTTAATATCTTCATTCATATAGCACATTAATAACACTTCTCTTGGTGGTAGTTCTCCACCAACGGATGTACACCATTCAATTGCAGCATCCCAGTCCAGTTCTTCTTCATCGGCTTCTGGCCCAAGAATCCATTTAGATCCATTTAACTCACATATAACTGGGGCATTTTCCCAGTCATAAGGTTGTTGAATTTGTTCAATGTTAGTCATAATATTTCTCTTTAAGAGTTAAGGTAAGCGTTAATTATATGTCACCCTTAACTAGGTGTCAAGCCTTTTTAACTTAGCTAGTGCACTTTGTACTGCATCAAAGACACCATCTAACTCAGGTAATTCCGGGAAGTTAGGATCAGCAACTAGCTTATCCAATTCAGCTAAGATATTAGATAAAGTTTTAATGACAATTTCGGTTGGTGTATAAATCATGATTTTTTCCTGGTGTGTTTGAAAGTGAGTTTATTGTAAGCCATCCTTGGCAATGGGTTTCTATGCAGCACCCATTTCAATTAATATCTGTTGAGCATCTGTTATATTCATAAGATCCAGTTCTTGGGCACGTTCAAATAAATCTGGTAAATTTTTATATTGTTCTTTCGCTGCTATCCGTTCCGTTATACTTTTCTCAAGACTTTTTATTAATGATTTTAACCTTTTAACATACGCCAAATCAGTCATTGATAATTCACCTTCGGCGGTACGCTTCCACGTTAAAACATCTTTTTTCTTTGCAGTGTCTTTAGTCACTGATACAATACCATCTTTATCACAATGATAAAAAAGAATAACGTACGATTTTCCAAATCTTCCAGTGGTGATAAAAACATTGTTATCGCACATTGATAGTAAGAACTCAGCTTGTTTTACAGATTTGAACAGGCCATTGTTGTTCTTTACTAATCCTGCAAAACTGATTTCTAAGTTAGACATTTTTTAATTCCTATTGTTTTTTAAAGTATGGGTTAATTTTACAGTAATTTAAGAAGTTGTCAAGCATTATTTTAATTCATCAGCATTGATTAATTCATAAGCAGAATCACCGAACCATTGAAAAGCACCATCGGTTGATGCCATTCTAGTTGGATTATTGATTTCTAATGCGGCTGCTAAGGCTCCTGTTAAAGTATTAGCTGAAATAGAACGGACTAAGATTGCAGATTTATATAAATTGTACATTTTCAATTCCTGGTTGTTTTTAAAGTATGAGTTAATTTTACAGTAATTTAAGAAGTTGTCAACATCTTTTTTTCTTTTCTTCCAACACCCATGTATCAAGGTATGGCTAATTATCGCACATCTAGATGCAAGAGTCAACATCTTTTTTTCTATAAATAATAACAATAACCTAAAAATACAATAAATATTGTTTAAATGATAAAAAATATTACAATTGAAAATGAATCTCCACATTTAAACCAAATATGAATGATTACTCACTAGAAAATACCAATTCCTAAATGAATTTTATGGTGTTGATAAATTAGGAAAAATTAATAAAGAAGAATAAATTTATCAATCTGGATTAAAATATAAAGAAGAATATATTCAACTGATGGAAAACGCAAACGAGGAATATTAAATGGCAGTAAATAGTAGACAAGGATTAATAGATTATTGTATGCGGGCACTTGGAAGTCCGATTTTACAAATAAATGTAGACGATGATCAGATAGAAGATAGGATTGACGATGCTTTAGAATATTGGAGACTTTATCACTCCGAAGGCGACGAACAGATACATATGAAACAATTAATAACTGCGTCTATTCTAAATATTAATACCCCATCAGCACCAAACTTTATCCAAAATGAAATAGTTACTGGTAGTCTATCCGGCGCTACTGCTATTGTCGCCACTGAGGGGCCATACGGAGATAATGTCAATAATGCAAATGTGCTTCTAGTAAAATCTGTAAAAGGTGCATTTTTACCCAATGAGCCAATATTGGGATCGGAATCCAATGAAATGACAAATTTGGACAATATTCCTTGTATTCTTGGGATTTATGACCTGCAATATATCACTGTCCCAGATTTAGTCTACGGTATAACCAATATCCTATCATTATCTGAAAATGTTAATTCTGCTAATAACGTTTTCAGTGCAGAATATCAAATGAGATTAAATGATTTGCATGATTTATCTTCTATATCAATGATATATTATAATACAGCTATGAGTTATTTGTCTTTATTAAAATTTGAACTGTATAGAACACCTATGATTAGATTCAATAGGTTGCAAAATAGATTATATTTAGATATAAATTGGGATGTAGATGTGAATATCGGTTCTTATATCATCGTAGAGGCATATAGAGCATTAGATCCATTAGAATTTACAAAAGTTTGGAATGAACTGTGGCTTAAACAATACACTACAGCCCTAATCAAAAAACAATGGGGGACCAACCTTTCAAAATTTAACGGTATGCTACTGCCTGGTGGCGTTTCCGTAGATGGAGCTGGAATGTATGACGATGCTATCGGTGAAATAAATGCACTAGAACAAGATCTGATGACTAAAAACTCCCCCCTACAAATGTTCTTCGGTTAATACAATGGCAACTAATAGTTATTTTCAAAATGGTGCAAGATCAGAACAAAATTTATATCAAGATCTTATTATTGAATCCATTCAAATTTATGGAGTTGATATATTTTACATCCCCCGAACATTAGTAGCAAAAGACGATATCCTAGGTGAAGATAGTTTATCTAAATTTAAAACACGTTATGCAATAGAAACCTATTTTGAAAATGTAGATAATTTTGCTGGACAAGGCTCATTTATAGAGAAATTTGGACTAATGGTTGAACAGTCAGCCACAATAGTTATAGCTAGAAGACGATGGGAACAATTGATCGGTAGATATGATTCTGGAACATTGCCAAATAGACCATGTGAAGGTGATTTAATATATTTTCCATTATCTAATGGATTATTTGAAATTAAATTTGTACAACACCAAGACCCGTTTTATCAATTAGGTAAACTTTATGTATACAAATTACAAGTTGAATTGTTTCAGTATGGAAGCGAACATCTTGAAACTGGCGATGCTAATATTGATGTGTTCGAATCCTTGAAATCTTTTGATGTTAATGTCAATACAGATGTTGAAAAAAGTGACTCTTTTGGTGATAATAATAAGTTCAAAGCAGAAGCTAATCATACTATCTTTTCAGAAACAAACCCATTCGGTGAAATATAATGCTCAATCAACCCACTTATTATCATGGTATTATTAGAAAAGCAATTGCCGCATTTGGAACATTATTTTCTAATATACAAATTCAAAGGATGAATACTGATGGTACTATAGGACAAATAGTCAATGTGCCAATCGCGTATGCAGCAAAAGAAAAATGGCTTACACGAATAGAAAGCGATCCTAATCTTACTAATAATACATTAATCACTTTGCCTAGAATGTCATTTGAAATTAATGGATATGGATATGATGCGTCAAGAAAAGTAAATAAAATGAATAAAATTGCTTATGCAGATACTGCTACATCTGTTGCTAAAAGTCAGTTTTCTCCAGTACCTTATAATGTAGATTTATCACTATATCTATTAACTAAAACAACTGAAGATGCTTTATCCGTTGTAGAACAGATTTTACCAATCTTTACTCCAGATTATACTTTATCAATAAATGTCATTCCAGAACTGAGCATTATAAATGACATACCCGTAATTTTAAATAATCTACAGGTCCAGGATGATTACGAAGGCTCATTCAACGAACGAAGAAGTATAATCCACATCTTTAATTTTACCATGAAACTTAATATTTTTGGTGCTATATCCACTAATAAAATCACCAATAAAACCGATACTTTACCTCAAATAATGCCTCAAAATTTTCCGTTAAATAATAGATTTTATTAAATAAAAACATACACTTATATCAATAAATGACAATAAAGAAGCAATTCTATTGCAATATTGTTATTTTAACCTATACATTATCACCAGTAATGCAATTTAAACAACATTTAAGGATTTATTGGCTTATAAGTTATTGATTAATAAAAGGATAAAAAGGGCTATTTTTGATTAAATAAAGGTTCTATAGAAACCTGATGGACGAATGTAATGAGTCCATAAAAGTTGTACCAACTTTTCCAAAGAAACCAAAGATATAATATTATCATTGTTTCTAGTTTAATAAATTATTATATCAAGGAATCTTAGATATAATATTATCATTGTTTCTAGTTTAATAAATTATTATATTAAGGAATCTTAGATATAATATTATCATTGTTTCTAGTTTAATAAATTATTATATTAAGGAATCTTAGATCAAAAAAAGCAATGCTCTTGATTTTACATTTAATGCCAATGGTAGGGTGGGGGCTGGCAACATTCTGGATTCTTTAGGATTCAGTAGCAACCATTGATACCCTTGTTATCCTCGTTGACACGAGGATAAAGTTGTAAGCTCACTTCGTTCGCACAACAAGAGTTTTTTTATATTCATCTAGAGAAACCTAATGGTCGAATGTAAAAAGAAACCAATGATATAATATTATCATTGGTTCTAGTTTAATAAATTATTACATTGGTATGATTACATTAGCAACCATTGATACCCTTGTTATCCTCGTTGACACGAGGATAAAGTTGTAAGCTCACTTCGTTCGCACAACAAGAGTTTTTTTATATTCATCTAGAGAAAAGCATTGCTATGTAAAGCAAATTCAAAATCTTCTGTCCCCCGTTGATGGTTTATATTAAACTGGACCAGGGAGGGGCTGATACAAAAATTGGAGAGTTGCTATAAGAACACCTGACCTGCAAGTATTTTAGTCTATATAACTAGACTCCTATCTGTTGCCAGCCTTTTCTTAAAAGCGAGATAGAGTTTATGGAGTATCAATCCAAAGGGTACAATCTAATAATGCTTCTCACGAATGATTATTAGACCGATCCTCTCCTGGCAGGGGAAGGTTCCTGCTCATGCGCCTGGGGTCCCATCTTCCAGTAATTATTGGGCTATGTTTATCTTTTTTAATTCTTACTACTATGTATACTATATTTATACTATAAATTATAACACAATATTGAGGAAATGACAATATGTCATTTATAAACAATTCGGCATTGCTGTTCTTCATTATAGACAAACCCACATCACAAACATCCAACCGCTAAATCTAGTCATATTGATATTTATACACTAAATAAATTATTAATTAATACTATAGGTAAATTATGACAGAATATTATAATAATAATTCAAATTTAAAATCATCCCAAGTAAAAATAAATTTTACTGAAGAACAGATCGCAGAATATATAAAATGTAAAGATAATCCTATCTATTTTATCAATAATTATTGCAAAATTGTTTCTTTGGATGATGGACTAATACCATTTAAATTGTTTGATTATCAAATAAAATTTATTAACGCAATGCACATGAATAATCGTGTAATCTGTAAGGCTTTTAGACAGTCTGGCAAGTGCCTAAAAAATGACACCTTTTTGACAATAAGAAACAAAATTACTGGCGAAATTAAAACTATTACTGCTGAAAGTTTACATAAAATCATCAGTAATTAATAATATACATCAAAAGATTTGAAAAAAAGATACCTATATTAATTATAATAATATCATTTTTAGATAAACAGAAGTATTAAATAGTATATATGCAATATTAAAAGACACTAAATATATAATCACCAAGAATTCACTGAAAACTTTAATGGAATATATGTATAAACTTTCTGACAACATAGAACGTAAATTTATAGAGATAAATCCTTCTTCAGATTGGGAGATTGAATCTGAAGAAGGATTTGTTGATATTATTTCATCTAATAAAACTATTGAATATGCTCTTTATAAAATAACATTAGAAAATAGCTTATTTATAGAATGTGCGGATACCCATATTCTTATTGATAAAGATTATAATGAAATATTTGCTATAGATTCTTTAGATGTAGAAATAAGAACTAAAATGGGTATTTCAAAAGTTATATTAGTTGAAAATCAAAATTGTACTGAGAATATGTACGATCTATCAATAGATTCGGAAAATCATACATATTATACCAATAATATTTTATCCCATAATACCCAAACTGTTGCTGCATATATTTTATACTATTCTATTTTCAATGATAATAAAACTGTTGCTGTATTGGCAAATAAGGCATCTGCTGCTAGGGAAATTCTTTCTAGATATCAATTAATGTTTGAATATTTACCCAACTGGTTACAACAGGGAGTAAAGGTATGGAATAAGGGTGATATAGAATTAGAGAATAATTCAAAAGTTTTTACAGCCGCAACTTCTGCTTCGGGGATTAGAGGGAAATCTTGTGTTTCTGGTGATACTGAAATTTGTATAAGAGATGATACTAATGTCTATAAAATAAACATCAATCAATTAATTTATAAACCATCTATGCAAGTTTTGACACAAAAGGGCTTTAAAAATTTTAAGTCAATTTTAGACCAGGGACATCAAGAAACTATAACGATTAAATTTTTAGATATTGCAGAAATAACTTGTACATTAAACCACAGGTTTCTTCAAAATGATGTATGGATAGAAGCAAAAACTTTATCTATTGGAGATGTACTTCAACGAAGCGTGATAATAGATATTGCCAATTCTGGAATACGTCAAGTGTATGATTTACAAGATGTGCAAGAAACTAATTCTTATTACACTAATGGAATAATAAGTCACAATTGCAATCTACTTTATGTAGATGAAGCTGCTATTATACCAAATAATATCGCTGAAGAATTCTTCACTTCTACATATCCTACTATTTCATCAGGTAAAACCACGAAAGTCGTCCTCACTTCTACACCACTAGGCTATAATTTATTCTGGAAATATTGGAATGAGGCAGAAAATGGAATTAATGGATTTGTACCAGTATCAGTTAATTATTGGGAACATCCTGGTAGAGATGAAGTTTGGGCTAATGAACAAAAACAGGTCCTAGGTGAGCTTAAATTTAACCAAGAAATACTTTGTGTTGGTGGCGATACTACTATCACTTTAATGGATAGCAGTAAACAGATTATAATAATACCAATATCAGAAGCTTATAAATATCTAGATTATAAAATATTAACACCATCAGGATTTCAAGAATTTGATGGGATAATACAAAATAAAAAAGATACTTTAAAAATATCATTCTACGATAATACTTTTATTATAACTACACCAGATCATATTTTTATAGATGGTTTGAATAAAATTAAATCCAAAGATTTAATAATAGGGCAATATATATCTAATAAAAAAATACTAGATATAACTCCCAATGGTGTATTTGATGTATATGATCCTATTAATGTCGCCAATGGTAATTTATATATTTCCGATGGTTTGATTTCACATAACTGTTCTTTTTTAGGGTCTTCATCTACACTTATACATTCAGATACATTATCTAGATTAACTGCTACTCCATTTATATATTCTAAAGATGGACTAGATGTATCAATTAAACCCATATCTAATCACAATTATGTTATGGTTGTAGATACTGCAAAGGGTGTAGGTGGCGACTATTCCGCCTTTACTATTATTGATATTACAACATCACCTTATATTTTAGTTGCTAAATATAAATGTAATAGAATTAGTCCATTATTGTATCCGAATATGATTTATAAGGTAGCAACAGAATACAATAATGCTTATGTACTTATAGAAATAAATAGTTCTGAGCAGGTTAGTTATATTTTATATTCAGAACTAGAGTATGAGAATATTTTATTTATCACTAGAAACAATAAAGGGCAAAGTGTTTCTAGTGGATTTTCTAACACAAAATCCAACTTGGGCGTAACAACAGACAGAAAAATTAAAAGAATCGGATGTACTAATCTAAAAACCCTTTTAGAGGAAAATAAATTATTAATAAATGATATTGATACTATAAAAGAATTATCAACATTTATTGAAACTAATGGATATTATGCAGCTGATGAAGGTTATCACGACGATTTGACTATGACATTAGTTCTTTTCGCATGGCTGACAGCAGATCCTTATTTTAAATTATTAACAAACATAAATATGAGAGATATTATGTTTGAAGATAGAATGCGCTCTATTGAACAAGAAATGTTGCCCGTTGGTTGGTTATTAGATGGATCTTCTGATGATGATAATTATAACTTTTGAGTGACTTTTTAATTTTACTAAATACAAGTAGTTCTAAAATATTTTAGTCTAACCTTTTTTTTTATATCATATGGAGAATTTATATGGCAATTCAATTATCACCAGGTGTGGTAGTTACAGAAAGAGATTTTACCAATGTTGTCCCCACCGTTGCTTCTAGTGCTTGCGCTGTTGCTGG